AAAAAGAAAAAGGTTATAACTCTTTAACTATCTCAGAGACTGCTTTTTCAGTACCATTTATAATATAATCATATAAACCAAAAGTGTTAGATTCACTTGGTACCTCATTAAAATATTTAATATTATTTAATAATTCATCAATATCATTTCTGAATTTTAAATAAAATTCATAGATATCCGAATCATTTATAAATCCTTCAATTTTAACATCTTCAGGAGATTTGATAAATTTATCTACAAATGATTTGAATTCACCACCACTTTTTTCGATAGTTTTTTCAATCATTGATTTAACTTCATCTTTCAACTCAGTATATTTACCACTATCTTGTGATTTTTCAACTGGTGATTCAGTAGTTGTTTCGTCAGCTTCATTTATAAATTGTAGATATTTCTTAATCATAGTGTATATATTAAATTTAATTTATAATTTATGACCATGTTCCACTGAACACACCATTATACCAAATACCACCTTCCCAAAGACCTGTTTCATAAATACCATTAGTCCAAATACCCGACTTCCAATTTAAGTTCTTAAATTTAGAAACGACTCTTAGTCCTGTATCGGTTACTGATGTGACTGCTGGTCCATTTAGATTAGAATCTACATAAAGAATAGTTCTCTTATTTGTAGTGTCTTCTGTTTGATATAAAACTCTATAAACACCTGGATTCAAATTAGAACCATAAACTGAATTAGCATTATCAATTTGATTATCAATGATATTTATAGTATCACCAATATTAAATTTAAATATACCATTTAATGTAAATGTATTTTTAATTATATCAATAGCAATAACTTCAATATCTTCTAATATACCACCATACCAGGTACCTATTTTAAAGTCCATGTTATAAGCAATACCACCATACCATTCACCTGATAACCACTGACCTGTTTTCCAAATAGAATATTTATGTACATCACTTACATCTAATACTCCTTGATCATTAGTATTTATAAATGAGAAGAAAGAACCACTCACCCAAGTACCTGCCTGCCAGTTGGCTGTTCTACTGTTAAATGACTTTGTACCAAATCTAGATGATGTATTTTTTTGTTCCCAATATCCGTTATACCACATACCATTTTCAAAGTCACCACCATACCATTTACCATCTAACCAATAAGCTGGCTCATTATCACAATTAAATACTCCTCTATTCCAAGTACCTAATACCCAAATACCACCCTCGAAATTACCATTGTTCCAAGTACCATCATTCCAAGTACCTTTATGCCACATACCATTATTCCAAGTACCGCCATACCATCTACCACCATTCCAAATACCCGCATTCCAAGTACCATCATACCATCTACCAGTATACCAGAATGATTGTTCAAAATCAACACTTTTGGTATCAACCTCTGCTGTTAATTTTTTATCAGTAACTATATTAGAGTTCCAAGTACCATCATACCAGTCACCTGACATCCAAACACCTGACTGCCAAGTACCACCAAACCATCTACCAAATATCCAAGTACCTTTGTACCAAACTAATCCATTTGTGTCTAATCCTATAAGAGCACCAGATAACTCAGCTTCTAATAACCAAGAATATTGTAAATTAACAGTTTCTATATTCAAACCATCAATTAATCTAAATCTATATTTTTCAAAATCAACATCAATTAAACTATAAACACTATTTGATATCTTTACGCTTTCAGTTGATAACTCTAAAGCCATTTTACCTTTACCATCAACACCTAAATCAATTAAATCAACTGGTTCATAATTTAAGAATGGATCTTGTTTAGTATATTTAACATAACCACTATCAATACCAACAGTTGGATATTGACCATAATCAATATCAGTAATAAAATCATATTCATTTATTTTTGTAATAACATGATAACCAGAGTATTGAGGATTTAATTCCTGTGACGATCCAACACCACCTGTAAATTCCAAAACAACACCTTCGCCAGTTATTAAGTCATGTTTTTCAGCACATGAGATATAAAGTTTGTTTGTATAATTTAAGGTATTTGTTATAGCTATATTATATTCTTTAGCCAATTTTGTTATATTCATAGCCAATTCATTTTTATAATCAATATAAATTATTGAAGATAAAGACTGAATTGTGTCTGTGTCTGAAAGTAATATCTTAGCATACGAATCTGTAGGAATTTTAAAATTCAATTCATTTTCATATGTATCATATGTATACTGACCTTGGTCTTTCCAAGAGTTTGATTTACCTTTAGTTCTTTGTATATTATTTAATTCTTGTAAATCATCGCTTATTTGAAATAAATGTCTTCTGGAAATAATATCTAAAGTACCACCATTGCCAATTACAGAGTCACCCAAATTAAAGTTTAATCTTTTATGAAACTCAATTATATAAAAATCATTTAATGAGTCATAATACTTGTCCATTACAAGCAGTCTTTCAGTTGTATAATCAGATGTACCATGAATAATAACATCAACAAAAGTATTAATAAATATACTCTCCCATTCTAATTTTAAATCTGAACCAAATGTAATTTTATTACCTTGTGAATTTAAGTCGAGTGAAGCAGTCATGCCATTATAATCAATATAAACAGTAGAGAATGTTAAACTACCTAAAGGCAATCCTTCATAATGAGGCATAGCTAAATACTCTTTAGTAGCATAAAATTTAGGATTAACATCATTGATATTATTTATGTTTGTTAGATAATCTAACAAATTATATGTAGGAGAGTAACCAAATTTTAAGAAACTATTGGTGTAAACCATATTATATGAGTTAGTTTGATAGTTACCACCACCTGTTAGGCTATAAGTTAATCCCCAATTAGAATTTATATTTGGAATAGAACCATAATTTGGTTTAACCACAAGATTAATTGTATCACCACCAATAATAGAAGAAGTTGGTGATATATAAGTTGGATATGAAGAAGTTATACCAAGTAATAGATTTGTTAATGTGCCGGTTAATGTACCAGCTATTTGAATATCAGTTGTTGGATTAATAACAATATTTTTAAATGTATATGTTGTATTAATAGAATTAATAGATATTACAGCAGTATTGCCATTAATTGGTGGAACAGACATTGATCCAGATAAAATAGCATTAACTTCATTAGTTATTATAGTGTCAAAGAAAGATATATTCCAATTAGAATTATTATTAGGTATAGAACCATAATTATCTGCCATTGTTAAAGTTATATTACTACTAGTAACACTAACATCAGAAAGATATGTTGAATATATGACAATTGACTGTATCTTAGTTTTAAGATTATTCAAACAATCATTTATACTCGAACCGATTAGTACATCTGTTCCTGCCGAAGGACTCGTTTTAAATGTAAATGTAGTAGAAATACCATTTAGTTTTAATAAAACCGTATCATTTTCATTAGGTAAAAATGTTAGAATACTAGAAACAATTGCTTTGGTTTCTGGTGGTGCTTGTTTTTGAACAATACTACTACCTGGAACCGAAAATACAATATCACCCAATGGAGATACTACTACTTTAGATATAGCAGATGTTCCTATTGTAAATGTTGATATTATACCGGCTGTATCAACTCTACGAATTCTATATGATGAACCGGAATTAGATGTTATATAAAGATTATTAAGATTATCAACAGTAACTCCAGAAACACTACCTAATCTAGCAATATTTGCTAAACCACCATCACCTGTATTACCACTAGTACCATTACCAGCAAAAGTTGATATCTCACCTGTTACTATATCTACTTTTCTAACTCTATAATTTTCAGTATCGGCTATATATAGATTACCAAAAGAATCAGTTGTTATTGAAGTAGGTTTTTTTAATTGAGCAGAAGTTGCTAAGCCACCATCACCACTCCAACCTGAAGTTCCATCACCAGCAACTGTTGTAATTATATTGGTAACTAAATCTATTTGTCTTATAGCATGATTATCATAATCAGCAACATATAAAACTGGATTAGCGGTTCCAAATCCAAAATTTGAGATATGTAATCCTTTTGGATTATTAAACTGAACACTTGGGTCAGAACAAGGACCACCATCACCGTTATATCCAGCACCTCCTCCTCCGGAAAAAACATCTATTTTACCTGTTCCAAAATCAATTTTACGAATAACATTATGAATACTAGACGCAGCATTACCAACTATATAAACATTGTACATATTATCTACAACAACATCAATAACCGATTCAAGTTCAGCAGCAATAGCCGGAGAAGTATCACCACTATAATTACCTAATGGATTATTAATACCAGCAATTGTAGTTATTATTCCACCAACACCAGCACTAACCTTTCTGATTCTTCTATTTGAACTGTCCGCAATATATAAATTTCCAACATTATCATAATTTATACCAATTGGAAGTTGTAATTTAGCAGAGATAGCAGGTGAACCATCACCTCCAAAACCAGGAAGTCCAAGGAGACCAGCAACCGGCGTAAGAGTATTACTAGCAGAAACACCATTAGCAAAACTGTAAGTTGTACCAGTAGTTGAGATTGAGTAAGAAACACCACCTGAAAACTGATAGTTTGAAACATAAGGCACTATTTGAGTATTAGTACCAACATTAACTGATGTTTGTAAATTATAATAAGAAGTTAGATTATTAAATCTAGCACTTAATTGAAAAACACTTGATGTAGCAGTTGTTACATCACCATAGGAATCTAAATAATCTAATTTATAAGCATTTGAAATAGGGTGTTCATTAAATCTACCTTTTAACTCAGCAACATTTGTGTATTTATTTAAATTCGTAAGTGTAACATTACTTAATGTATTCAATAAATCAGTTATCATATTTTGATTAAATTCAGTGTACATATAAATAAATTTCCAAGAACCGATTGTTATAACTTTATTTACAATAAATTGTGTATCAACAATACCACTTTCAAATTTCATTATATCACCAACAGAAATTGGATAACTTAATCCAACTTTATAAATCATTAAATAATCATAAATAAATATTCTATAAGCACCAGCAACACCAGTAGTAGGAACAGCAGTTATAGAAGGCATTCCATATCCATTAAATCTACTTTGAGAATGATTCTCAATTGAGTCAATTTTTATTTTACCAAGTGTACCACCAGTAACAGTAACAACATCACCAACGTTATAGCCCTCACCTTTAACAGCTACTTTAACTGATGTTATCAAACCACCAGAAGCTGTTATATTTAATTTTAATCCTGTGCCAGAACCACCAGTTGTGGCAACATTTGAAGCGGTTGAATAACCAGTACCAGCACTTTTAATTGATACACTTTTTACTAAATTGAACATTGTAATAGCCGGTGCTAACAAAGAAACTAATGAAGCAGAAGCTGTAATTTGAGTATTGTTATATGATATAGAGGTAGAATTAGTATCATATGAAAAAGTTGTTGATATTAAAACTTTAGTTGACTCATCCATTGGAGTAAAATTATAATACTCAAATGTTTTTTCAGCATCTGTCCAATATGTAATCCAGTTTGTTTCTGAATAAGTACCATTATTAGTAGACGTTAATGGATGTTGAATTGGCTTAAATCCAATTTTTGAATTTATAGTATTCAAAGTAGTATTGCTAAAAGTAACTGAATTTGGTAATCTATATTCACCAGCATCTGTAAAGAAATTTAGTTTAGAAGCAATATCATAATCAATAACTAATAACTTAGATTTTAAATTATCTTCAAATGTAGAATCTAATGAGTTAAAATTTAACACTGAATATGTGGAAGTTCCTAATAATGAAGTATTACCACATATTAATAAATTTGTACCATTATAATCAAATATTTCATTTGGATAAGCAGCATATTCATAAGTAGCATTAACACCAACTGTTGTATTTGAATAAGAACTACCAGTACCTAATGTACTAAAACTACTTATATCAAATGAGAATATACCATCATCACCACTAACTGGATCAGTACCTGTAAAATAAAATTTATTAGTACCTTGTCTTTGTGTAATATTTCTAATATCACTATACTCTTTTCCAAAGTCAAAGTAAATAAAATCTGTACCTATTTGAGAGAATGAGTTATTAACATCATAAGCTATAATTTTACTATTATTCGTAACTAAGAAAAGTAATTCTTTACTTGTTGGTATAGATTGTGTATAATAGTTATAACTAACATTCCAACTAGAAATTGTAGTTTTGTATAAATCATTAATATTTTCAACTAATATGTACTCATCAACCGAATCTTCAATTTGAGAAACTCTTCTTTTATAAGCTGTCCAACCGGCGATACTATTAATAAATTCTAATAAAACACCATTATCACCAGCTACAAAAAAACTAGAACCTGTAGAATACAAAGCTTTATTATAGTTATATTCACTAAAATCAGCAACTTCAATTCTTTCCCATTTGTAACCACCATTTTTGGTGTAAAGTATAGTATTCAATTCACCAACAACAACACCTACTAAATCATTAAAAAATGAAACAGAAGAAAGATTAGTTTTTATTAAATTTGGTAAAGTTGTTGGAATATTTTCAAGTAAAATTCTATCAATGTAAAAATCATGTTTTCTAACTCTTAAAAGTGTATTTTCATCACCACATATCCAATAAAAATTTGAGGTCTCTGTAATACTTCTTAGATTAACTTTATATTTATTTTTAATAATATTTGATTTAGTTTCTTGTGTATTTAAAATAATACCAAATTCACCAACAGATAAAGTTCTTTCAGGAACACTATAAGTAATACCTTCATAATTATATGATTGTGTACCATGTTTAATTATATCATAGTAGTTTATCTCAAATAAATTATTATAATCAACTCGATTTCTTAAAATCCAGTTATGTTTTTCTTTAAACTCAATAGGCTGTGCTAATGAAACTGTAGGAAAATAACCGCTTAGTAGTCTAGATAAATGAAATTGTTTATCAGTATTAGTATTACCCAGTTTAACAGAGACACTATATCTCACACATCTACTATAATCATCTAAATCAGAATCTCTAACTAAAATACCATCATTATAAATATAAATACCATTTTCCTCACTGTAATATTGGTACTCAATTGTTCCACCTAAATCTTGTATAATGCTATATTGTCCTGTAAAATAAGTATTAGGATCAGCAGTGTTTAGTAAAACAATACTTAATTTTTGATCCTTAATTAAAACTCTATGACCATTTAATAATTTAACACCATCTATATAATAGTCTTTTGTTACTGTTGTTAAATCAATCTGTTCAGTTGTAGCAACATCAACATAGTAAAAGTTCTTTGAAGCGTCTTTTATTAATCTATAAGGCGTAAATAAGTTTTTTAATGTTAAGCCATATTCAGATAAATACTTTGTATAATAATCATTTGAAGTATTTGAATCTATAGGTGAAGCATGTTGAGAAGGAATAGATGTAACACTATATTGTGAACCCAATGTACTAATATACCATGTTCTTTGTTGATAACTTCCTAGTATATCATAAATATTAGTAAGACTATTTACAGGTAAATATGTAGCACCACTTAAACATCTTGAATAAAACCTAGTAGATTTTAACTCTTGTTTTAAAAAATCAAAATCATTCTTTGAGATTGAGTCATCATTAGCGTACCATTTGCTATAATCAGTATTGTATGTCCACATATTTATTTTTTAACTTTTAATTCCCAGATTACTGTTTTACTACTCATCAGAGTTTCACTTATAATTATTTTAACTTTAGATTTTTTTAAAATCTTTTTAATTTTATCAATAAAATCTTCATACTGATATATATCTGAAATATACTCGGATATATCAATTTTAAAAGATTCTTTTTCCGAAAAAATCAAGTCATATATTAAGTCATCCTCTTTTTTCACTTTCTCTGAGAGTAATGTTTGTATTATATATTAAAAGTTGATATCTCTTATAAAGAGAAGGGTAAATAAAAAATATCAATATATAAAGAAAATAAATCATTCTAAATGAGTAAAAACAGAAGTGAAGTAAACAGCCAGATTCAAGAAGGAATTCAAGACTTTGAATATAAAAAGAACCTTCGAAAAAAGAACTCACTTACTAAAGAAGAGTTTCAAAAATCAAATGTTCATCTTAGTGAAAAACAACAAGATTTGTATAAAGGTATAAGAAATAACACACTTACAGTTGTACACGGTCCAGCCGGTACATCTAAAACATATACTACTTGTTATGCCGCATTAGCACTTTTAGCTGATAAAAAAATTGAAAGAATAATTATTACAAAACCTATTCAAGAATCAGGCGAAAACTTAGGCTTCTTACCAGGAAGTATGGAAGATAAATTACATCCATATAAACAATCTTATTACACAACATTCTGTAAGATTTTAGGCAGAGCAACAGTTGATATGTTATTTGCTACAGAAGAAATCGTATTTGAGCCATTAGCTTATATGAGAGGTTCTACTTATGATAACTGTATTATGTTATTAGATGAGTGTCAGAACGCTTCTATTAAACAACTAATGTTATGGGTTACTCGTTTAGGTAAAGACTCAAAAGCTGTTATGATGGGAGATACATCACAGTATGATGTTAGAAAAAAAGACTCAGGTTATAATGACTTTATTGGAATGGTGAATGGAATGGAAGAGCTTTGTATGTTTGAGTTCAATAACACAGATATCGTTAGAAATAAATTCTTAATACAAATTGCTGATAGATATGATAAGTATCGTTCAGAACAAAAAGAGTTTTAACAAAAAACCCACCTAATTGGTGGGTTTTTTGTTTAATTATTATCATCTTCATCAAAGTATAACATTTCATCTTCATCTGGCTCACGCTCTTCGCGTTCCATAGCACCAGAACTTTGGACTAAAATATAATCAAAGTTATATGAGTCAGAGTTAGAGAATCTACCTTTATCAAAATTAAAGAACTTAAAAGTGTCTAAGTAAGGATAGTAAGGCAAATTATATTCGTCTAACATAACATATAATTGTTTTATAACTGGAGAACCAGTACCATCATCAAATAACATTTCAGTTTTAGCACTTTGTTCCCATTTACAAAGATATCCGCTTTCTTTTGCCCAATCCTTGAAAAAATTAATATCATGGTCGTAGTAATAGTAAATTCTATCCATAAACTTATACTCTTTGGTAGAATCTTTATGGTCTTTAACACCTTCCCATATCAATGCTCTAGCTCTTACCTTATCATCATCTGAAAAGAAAACTAACATTTTGACTTTATCAGAGTTTTTAGCATAAAGTTTCATAAACTTATTTCGTTCTCTTTGTCTCATACAAGAATTCCAAAGAGAACCAGCTCTATTTCCATTAAGACTATGATAATTATCTTCTAAATAATATTTTAGAATTTCCTCACCCTCTACAATCTTTAATTTAGATATATCTCTAGAGAAATAAGATTTATAGAGATTTACAAATTTTTCAATCATTTGGTCATTAATGTTAAAATTTTGAATTGAAAAATCTGTTAGAAATTTTCTAATAAATCTTCCAATTTTAATTTTAATACGACCACTTTCCCATTCATTTTCAACTTTTTCATATTTAGATTTTGGTAAAAATGAAACAACATCTATTTCATCTTCAACTCTTTTGACATAATTACCTTCATCATTGATATGTGATGAATCACCTTGTAAAAATAATGCCGCAATAATAGACTCTCTCTGGGCAAATTGTAGAAAGCTGTACATTTCGTCGTTAAAAATAAGCATTGACATATTAATATATAGTATATGAAGTTTTTGTTAGAGTTTAAATCGTTTTTAAAAGAGGGTGACAATGTTCTTATAGAATATTGGTATAATGACATGGTTACTCCTGTTAAAATACTTGAGAAATTGTCTAAAGTTTCTTATAAAGTTAGTCATAATGTTCCTAATTCTAAAATTCCTAATGCTCCTGATGAAATTATTAAGTCTTCTGATATTATTGATTTTAGTCGATAATGTTTCCTAAAAGATATTGATAAAAAGTTCTATCATTTTCAGTAGTCATATCAAGATATTGGTCTTTAATAACTTCTAAATCTTCTTTTGATAAATCATCTTTAACAATTTTATCAATCAAATTATCATAGTAATTTCTATCATTCCCTACATTTGATAATGTAGAACTTTTATATGAAATATTAGTTCTATCGCTATATGGTTCTAAACCGGATCCATTATCAATGTAAGATTTTCCTTTTTTATTACTTCTACGGCTTTTCTTAAATTTACCATATTCGATTTCCCAATCAACATCATCAACACTATTATCAATAGGCGCATCATCTTGAGGACTTTGGTCATACCAATCATCGTGATAACCATAATCTCTTCTTCTCCAATCGTTAGATTTGGGTTTATAAGTAGTTGATTTATAACCAGTGCCATAGTTAGTATAACCATAAGATTTGTACTCTTTCTTAGTCATATCTCGTTGAGTTGGAAGATTCTCCCAATCAACTAATAAACAAGCCATTGATAAATCTTCAAGGTGTTGAATATCTTGAGTCTCATTAACAGTATGTTCTTTGTAATAACCAACAGATATATTTGTACACTCTGGGATGATATCAGTAAACTCAGCCGAGTCAGTATAAACTCCACCTTCGTCTTTTTTATATTTCATACCAGATAAGTTCAATTGTCTTGCCAAAGCATCGGCAAAATCATCTGAACAACATCTTGTAGAAGATTGATAGGTAATAACAGAGTCAGTGCCTCTTCTATCAAAAGAGATAATTCTATCGTATTTACCTTTGAAGTCTTTTATAGACATTGATGATGCCAATCCTGAACCAATACAACCAACTTCTTCACCGATGAAGAAGTAGTAAAGACCAGGAATGTTATTTTTCATTAAATGTAACATAACAGTCACACCTGCTTTATCATCAGCACCTAAAGTAGTCTTACCATCAGTACCAATCATATAATCATCAAATGTATGTGTTACGGTGGTAGATTCTTTACTAACAGTATCTAAGTGAGAAGCAAATATAGTTCGTGACTCTCCTATTTTATAGAAGTAGTTACCATGTACGTCTTTTTGTAAATCCACTGGAAATATACCTTGTTCAATCATTGATTCTACCAATTCATCTTCAGTACCATGTGGATAAGTGCGGCTCGTCAACCGTAGGAATGTTTCTAAAATTAAGTTGTTTTTATTCACGTCGAGCTAATTTATTAATTATACAAATATACAACATTAGTTAAGAAAAAACAAGTTTTTTGATATATAATTTTATGTACACAATAGATAGATCCATTTCTTGGAATAACACTATAGTTTTTAGTTCTGATAACGGAACTAAATATGGTGTTCAATTATTAGAAACAGCACCCGGTTCAAAACTCTGGACTTTTAATTTTAAACTAATTGAAGGAGTTCCGGATCAAAAAGAAGTTTTTAAAACAATGAGTGTGTTACAAGATGTTTTATTAGAACCTGGAGGATTAATAGAAAGAAATAATGTAAATGAAATTGTTGTTTTTATAGATGGTAAAAGTAGAGAAGAAATTGACCAAAAAACAAAAATATTCACTAGATGGATAAAAAGTCCTTGGATATTTAACATAGAGTCAAATCCTGAAATAATAATAACAGGTAAAAGAGACCAAATTTATCCAAATACAAATTTTATACACATTAAAAAAACAAATGTTATAGAACAAGTAAAATCTATAGAAACTAATAAAACACCAATAAATGTATCAAATATTAAATTTTGCTACAACTGTGGCTTAGAAAACAATAATTATAAATTTTGTCCAGGTTGTGGTACAAATTTACAACAAGCATAAACTTTTTCAATATATAATTTAGCTGTTCGCTACACTTATGTCAGGTATCAAAAGGATGCCTTTGAGATTTAGAAATGAATCAAAGATATAGGATAAAATAAAAAAGAATAACTATGGCAAAACAAATTGCTCAAACCAGCACGAAACCAAGTGCTTGGATCGTAACTCCTAACGACAAAGGGAGAAAATCAATTAAAAGTGGAAAAGTTTTCTTAGAAGATAAAGAAGAATTCGAAATTGAATTATTCAACCCACTAACCGTTTCAGTTCTCGCTGATATTAAATTAAACGGTCAATCAATATCAAAAACAGGATTAGTAGTAAAACCAGGACAAAGGGTTTATCTCGATTGTTTTATTGACGATAAAAAGAAATTCAAATTTTCAACTTATGAAATTGAAAATTCTGGAGAAGCATTAGACGCAACTCAGAACAATGGTCTTTTAGAAGTTTTTTTCTATAAAGAAGATGTTATCACTTTAGATAACTGGCAAAGAAAGTTTGATAGAATCATTGTTGAAAAGTATTATCCATACAATCCTTATCCTTGGCGTAATCCATATACAGTTTGGTATGGTACAAGTCCTACTATTAATGGTACTTGTGTAACTACAAATCTATCTAATGGTATTATAGGAACAACAACTACAAATACTTACTCAAGTAATAATATGATAAATTGTAGTTATACATCTGATGTTAATGTACCATATGGTGGAACTACAGTTAATAATCTATTCACTAATAGTTTAGAAACCGGTAGAGTTGAAAAAGGTGAAAAGTCTAAACAAAAATTCACTGAGGTAGATATGGACTTTGAGAAACATTATATTTCTTCAACTATTATTCAAATCTTACCAGAAAGTAGAAAGCCAGTTGAAACAAAGGATATTTTTAATAAGAAAACAGGAGAAATAAATGTGAAAAAAGAATCTGATGAAGTAATTGAACTAATCAAAAAATTAGCCGATTTACACTCAGCCGGAATCTTAACAGATGAAGAGTTCTCTGAAAAGAAATCAGAATTACTAAGTAAAATCTAAAACAAATAAACGAACAGCTATAAATGAAAAGAGAGACTTTAAGTCTCTCTTTTTTATTAGAAATTTTTCTTAACTTCTGATGAAACCTCATCAATTGTCATCTGATTACCAGATTTATTTCTTGTATTAACAATTACATCATATTTTCCTTCTGGCATACTTTTAGTGTATATCCAATATTCTTTTTCATCTTCTTTGATACCTAGTTTATTTAAGAATTCATCAACCCAAGATTGATTTTTAAATAACTCTTTCACAGAAGATTTAGTCCAAGATTTTTCAGGATCAACACCGCCCTTTTCAGATTTTGCCTCATACTTAAAACAATAAGCACCAATAAAAACATTTTTGGGGTCTCTACCGTCAGTTCCTTTTCTTCTTTCTATATTCAAAATTAAATGGTCGATTGGAGCATGAACTAAAATCCATTTTGGCTTAGAAAGACCAGATTTAACAGCAGACTCTAATATGGTTCCTTGAACATCATCATATATTACATTTTTACTTTGTTCAGATCTTCCAAATGTACCATTTTTATCCTTTAATCCTAATTTTGATATTTTTCCATATTTTGCTTCTTGTGTCATAAACCATCTAGCAGCTTTTTCAAAATCCTCGGTACCACGACTTGTTTTATAAGGACAATCAGGATATACTTCAGATATTTTTGGTTTATCTTTATTTCCAAAATCTTCATTTCCTGCCTCTTCATACATTAAATTATAAAATGAATCTACCGCTAAAACACACCAATCATCTGATAAGCCTTTAAGTGCGGCACTTTTACCAGAACTAGATGTTCCATCTAAAAGTACTTGTTTTGATGGTGCTGGAATATCTTTAATATCTTCTGCCTCAAATATTCTAAATTGTTCGTATAACTTTATGTATCTCATAAAATGTAATGAAATTTTTAATATATATTAAATAATGAAACTTAAAAGATATATTCACTTTATTTCCGAATCTATTAAAGAACAAATAGAAGAGAAAACTCTTTGGAAACTAACCGAAGATGATATCACTGATTATATGTTAGAAATAACAGATGCTGGTTATATAGTTAGTGTAGATTTTGGATTTTGTGAAACTATACAAGAAAAAAATTGGTCTACTAAAGAGGTAAAAGATAAAGATGTTTATACTGATAAGGTAAAATCAGGTGATAAAGTTAGACCTGCTTATTGGATTCAAATAATAAAAGGACAAAGACTTAAAAATGATGATGTTACTTCTACATTTCAATTTACTTGTTCAATTATAGAAGAAGAAGCAAATGCTGAAATATCAATACACGATAAAGATGGCAATATTGGTGATATAGATGGTGTAGAAATTAAAGGTGGATTATTCTTTACAGATAACTGGAATTCAGGTGAACCTGAGTCATTAGAAGCTAATGATTATATTGCTATTTTTGTTAAGTCAAAAGATACTGTTGAATTCACAGAAGAAGACCTTGTAAAATATTATGACTGGTCAGATGCCATTATTAAAGATGGTAATATTTATGTTGAGGTTAATTTAGAAGATATGTCTGATATTATGTTGTCTAGAAGTTCTAGCTATAAAGACATTTTAGTAAAAGGCGAAGAAGATATGTATGATAATTACTATGGTTCAGATTATCAACCGGATATACCTTCAATGTTTCAATATACATTAACTAAAGAAAATAATCAATTATTGATTAAAGCTATGATTAAAGAAGTTGGTGGATTAGAAGATATGATTAATCATATTGGTGATGAATGTTCTGATGAAGCATATGAAAGTGTTAAAGGAAAATCAGAAGAAGAAGTTATTCAATTCTTACTAAAAGAAAGATTCTATGAAACTCTAAAACAATTATGTAAAAATTCTGAAATCTGTCAAGAAATTAGAAGTACAATAGGAGACTGGGAAATGAATGCTCACGTTGATTCAAACTATCAATCAATTCTTGATGAATTTGATGAAGTAGTTGAAAGTGAATTTACATTTACAAAAGAAAAAAGAGAGGTTACTAAATACTATACATCAAAAGACGCTGAAGGAAATCAAACAAGAAGAGAATATCAAGAGCTTGATACATTTTATACTATTCCCTATAGTAATGATTGGATAGATAACGAAGATGCTGATAGATTAAAAGGTAATAGTTTATTTGACATATTCAAAGACTGGTGTGGTGAACAATATTTCACTTATGAAATGAAACCAAATTTCTCTGACTACGGTCATGTTGATTCAAAATCTCTCAATAATGATTTGAAATCAGATTTAGAAAGATACTTAAATAAGTAATTTACTCTGTAACTAAAATCAAATTATCTTTAATTACAAATTTAAAATCACCTTCTTCTAAAACCATAATAACACCCGTGTGATTATTACTATTTATAGAAACTGGCAGTGAATGTTGATTATTATAAATAAATCTACGAACTTTTTTAATTAACTCTAATTTACTTATATCATCAGAAAGATTAAGTTCTTTCATACTAAATTATGGTTTAAGATAATCTTTAATTTTCATTAACATATAGTCAGTAATTAAATCAGATGGATTTAGAGAGTTAATATACTTAACATCCACTTTTACTGATTTACTCATTTCTTCTTCTTTAGATCCGTCTCCTTTAGCGACTACCTCGTGATAATCTTTTTCATTCAAAGGAATTAAGAAAGGATGATATCTATTAGATATTGCTTTACTAATGTAAAGAGGTTTCATATCTTCAAATTGAAAATCGTCTCTGATAACAATACCAGCCTCTTCTTCAAGTTCTCTTCTTAAAGCTTTTTCAACAGTTTCACCGTTTTCAATACCACCACATACTAGGGTAACATGATATTCTTGACCATCAACATATTTGAATGTGGGAATATATTCATATCTTAAAACTATTTGATTTGTTTCAATTAAGAAAGGAATACAAACAACACAGTCTCTTTCTTTTAGAATAGACCAATCTTCAAATTGAACTACTTGAAAATGATTATCTTGATAAAGAACTTTATCTTTATCTTCAAATTCGTTTTTTGGTTTTAATTTTGAGAACTTTTCCATCAATAGATTAATATTTGTAGTATATATTATTTTCCAAATTTGGCAATATTTTTATATTGACTTTTAATGCTTTCTATTTGACCCATAGCTTCTTTGAATTTGCCTTTAATTTCTTCATTAACACTAAAGTCTAATATTATACCACAACCTGGGCAAACAGAAACAGGATTTACAATTATAAAATGTAAATCAATACTAAGAGGTGTTTTACAAGCTGGACAAGGTAAAGCCATTACTTATGATTATTTTTTATTAAATCATCAACATAGGAATCTCTTTGTTGTAACAAATACTGTTCTCTTAAAATAGCTCTCTGTCTTTGGTCTTCAATTAACTTATCAATGTATTGTTGTTTTTCATTAACAAGTTTTTCATATCTTATGACTTGTTCATTAAATACTTTGTTTTGGTATATTAACATACCAACCATTAAAATAATTGTAAATGATTGTTCTTTTAGTTTACTAAAAAATATTTCGGCAAATCCACTACTATTTGAATCTTTCTTTTCCATGATTCTATATAGTAATTTTATTTTGTTCCCGAATCGTCCATTTTTTGAATATAAGCATCAATTAGTCTTGATATCATTTCAGGCTTAGTATCAGACTTAAATTTAACTTTAATTTTAGCCATACCAGAACCGTCTTCATTTTTACCAGAATCAACTTCAATTGATTTAATATTATGATTAGCATCTTGACTAATTTTTCCGTCTTTTTTATTTTTAAAAATACCTAATAGGCTTCTTTTAAGATCCGATGCTTGATTATCACCAATAACTAATCTTGCTTCAAACTCAACATCTAATTCATCTAAACCAATAGATGAGTGATCGGCTAAAATATAAAGAGGTACCTCCATTTCTTTTTCACCAATTTTGAACTTTTGAACTTTAGGTGAACCATCAGCATTAAAATAATTCACAAGATTACTTATGTGTTGTTTTTCGGTAATACTTTGCGCAACCATACCTGCTTCAAGTAAGCCACTTACCAACTCTTCGATGTTTAATCTTGCCATTATTTAAATGTGTGTTTTATCTTATAATGAAATAAATAAATAAAGTTTAATAAAAAAAGAGACCAATTTCTTAGTCTCTTTTCTAATTTTTATCCTTTGCTGATTATTTACTTTGAGGATCTTCAGTAAGTGGAATTAAAGATGGTTCTAACATTTGTGTTAGATAATCAGATAATTTCAACATACCTTCAGTTGGAGGTAATTGTTCAGCGTGTACTTTTACATTGTATTTAGCTGAGTTATCAGTGCTACGAGTGTTTTCTTTGTGAGTAGCAACTTTACCAGCCATAGAAACTGAGTATTTCATACCCCAGAATCCACCAGAAGCAGAAGCTTGAAAAGAAGCTTCAGTATCAGTACTTGATTTATCAACTTCTGAAGTTTTAATTTCCATTGTAAACTCGATATCAGCAGATGTGATAGCAAGTGATGGAATTGGAACTAATGGTAACATAGGTACTTTTGAGTAAAGCTTTTGTAAAGTTTGCTCACCAGTTGCTCCGTCTGTTACAACTCTGTTCATTTCAACATCCAAAGATCTTGCGGTAGTATTACCATTTTTATCTTTAGTGAACGCTACTTCAGAGATATATCTCCAAGTTACGTCATTTAATTGTGCTTGACCCTTAGCCATACCAACCAAAGGAGAGACAATTAAGTCTTCAATCGGTAAACCAGAGAATTGTGATGCGATGTCATTTGCCATATTTTGTAGTTTGTTTTTTATTATATATCAGTATAAAAAAATGAAAAAACCCTCTAAATTTATTAAAATTTAGAGGGTTTCTTTACCCAGTAAGGTTTTAGCTAATATTATCAAAAAATTAATATTTATAATTTTTTGTTGCTTTTCGACATTTCAATTGACTCTTGGTATTATTATTCTCAGAAGTACCCAATTCTAAGCGAGCATTCTTACGTTTCATCACTAAACCCTCAATCATATCAATTGGACTCAATTTATCAAAAATACCTTTGAAATCTACTAAATAAGATTTCACTCGATAAACATTTTCTGTTACTTTGAAAAGATATTCTTTATCAGAATCAATCTGACCATATAATTCATCAAGTAATATAATTCTTTCTTCAAATGTTTTACCAACAAGATAATCACCATTATATCCAAGAATATCAAAGATTACAAACTTATGATTAAATACTTGATTGTTTTCGTCTGATTTAGACTTATTCATATACTCACCATTCAAAATCATCCAACCTTCACCACGATAAATATCTTTGATTTCATTATCAGAGATATTAAAGTTAGTAAGTCTTTGATTATGACGATTCATTACAATGGTCTTAACACCATTTGTAAAGATAACGCAATTTGAACCATTGAGTTTTGGCTGAGCAATTAAAGAACCATTATCCCAGAATTCTAATTCCGTATCAGGAATAGCATTCTTTGGACGTGGAGGAAAGATATAACGATAATTGAGGTACTTTGCCATAACACAAAGATAAGGAAAACTATTTAACTTGCCAAGGAGCTTGACTAAAAATTTGAGTCAAATCTTCGTTGTGTTTTCTACCTGTTGTTCTACCAACTTTAGGATTAGCAAAAATACCTAATTTATAATCCATAATCTCTAAAGGGTTATGAATTTTAATTTTTTTAATATTAGAATGAAATGTTGTACTAATATCAATAGTAAACTCAAGAAAAGAAACATTTTTATCCTCAAAGAAATCAACATTATATTCTACTTCTTTTGAAAAAATTCCTTTTTTATATTTAAATGGTTTGTAACCTAAACGATTAGGAGTTGTAAATTCATCATCATAACCATCAAGAATATATTTATCATAACGATTTTTATCTTTAATTAAGATATCAACATCGTTACTTTTTCTACTAATTAAACCAAATAGTTTAAGAGCAAGTGAACCTGTAATGATATCATTTGGAAAAGTATCAGTTATAAAAGTTAACAACTCTTTATTTTCATCAATCATTGAGTCTGAAATCTTGAACTCAATTTCATTATTGATTGATTTTAATTTAAAATTTCTAAACTCCATCCTTAAATCATCTAAGGATAGAGTACTGGATACAAATTTATTTGCCATTATACATTTTTAATTTTTAGAGGTCGGGGATGGATTTTAACCACCGTAAAAGGTTTTGCGAACCTTCACCTAAACACTCGGTCACCCGACCTTATTTTTAAGAGTTTAACTCTTGATTCAACTCTTCCATTAAAAGTTGATACTTATATTCCTCAGCCATCTGAAGAAAGTCACTAACATTACTAACATTTAAATCTTGGTTATCAAGAACATCTGAAACTACTGCTGTTATATCCATATTTTTTAATTTGTTATACAAAGATAAGGATTATTTTTTAATATTCAAAATATCTCCTAAAGTTGGACGAGAATGTTCTATTGACTCTATCCCTAAAATATGGTTGATTCTTTTTTGTCTAAGAACTTCTTTAGAGTAAATAGAAGTCATATCTATTAATTTACCAGGAGAATGAGTATGTTGTGTTATTCTTATACCTCTTTTGCTTATATGTGTTACTGCTTTAGGTTGAAATTCTTCTGGTAGATAATCATAATCAACAGGCATACACATATAACAATCACAGTAACCATCGTGATAATCATCCCACTCATCATCATACCAATAACTCCAATAGTAATCATCACCAAGTTCAGCCTTAGTAATTATTCTATCAAGTATTTCTATTTTATTTTTCCTCAGTGCCATTTATTATTTCGCTTAATCTCCAATCTCTGATGTTAATTTTGAAATCATCAAAAGAATGTGAGTTAGCCATTATATCTATCCTTGTATTTATCTCCTTTATTAAGTCACTTATTTCTATATCACGAGTTCTACATTGACCATCATAAACACACTCTATTTTAGTTTCATTCGAAGCAATTACCCAAATAGTGATATTTTTATAAACATCAAATATTTTTTTAGTTCTATAAAGATGTTCTTCTGCGGCTTGTCTTGTTAGATTACTTGTATTAACATAAGCCACAAATATAGGATTATTCAAATCCAACTCAATCTTTTCTTCAAGTTGATAATTCATAGCAATAGGAATATTACTATTAAGAGCTGATGATAGTGGACTATTATTTGGATTAGTAAAAAACGGTAAAGGCATAAATAAAGTTTATTTTTTATTTATACCAAAAAGACAAGATTTGTTTATATCTTATCTAACATAGGAACACTTCTGTGAAACAATCTTAACTTGGCTTCTTCTTTAGGTATAAAGCCAGCCCAATCTATTTCACCAAAAGGAAGTTTATCACTTGGAATAACTTCTGAGTCTAATCCAATTTCAGAAATGTCAGTAATGTATAAAGTAAATAAATATATTCTTTTATAAACAACACCTTTCTTTTTATAGTTCATATAATCAAGAACTAGTGGCTCTCCAGAAAGCATACTATCATTAATTTTCACAGATGTCTCTTCAAACAACTCTCTTAAAGCAGCTTGTTTAATAGTTTCACCTTCATCAATACCGCCTTTTGGAAAAGAGTAAGAACCAAACCATTTATCATTATTTGATGGATGACAAAGTAATATTTTTTCATTATTTAAAATAATAATAACACCAGCCGACTTTTTCATCTTACTTTCAAAGGGTTCAAATTCAAAAAATTTATTAATCTTGTTTATCATTAGTCTAAGTGTCTGACATCTTTATGTGATGCCTTAGGTTTTTGGTTGTGTGACCACAATCTGGCAAATGGTGTTTGAAAAAAATCATTGTAGATTAAAGTATCATCAATATGTAATGAAATGTTATTTTGTTTACAATAGTCTGCTTTAACATGATCCCAAAGTCCATCTTCAAATTTCTTTTGAATTGTACCATCTGGAAACTGAATCTCACCAGTTATACCAGCACCAGTTTCAATTAAGTGGTCATAAACAGAAAACTTGTGTGTCCATTTAACACCAAATTCATTTAATTGTTTTTCAAAATTCTCATCCCAATGACCACCTGTAATTAAATGAACTTCTCCGCCATTTTTAACAAATGAATCTGTTAGAAATGAAAAGAACTCAGGCATCGCATCTACAACTCCGTGTATATCTAAACCTAGCTTAAAAACACCGCTACTCACTTCCTCATTAATCATTTCACTAAATTTAATCATTAATCTATATATTACAAATATAAAAATTATTTTAATATATCCCTAATTTTTTTATCTCTCATATATTGAATAATATTATTAGGTGGTTTCTTAAAAGCACCTTTTACAAAACTCATAAATATCTCTAATTGAAAATCACCATCATTACCAAATGTTGATAATTGAAAATTTCCAAAATTCTTACCAGCCATCATATGAGTACTCATTTGTGATAATGAAAGTTGAGCAATTCCTCTTTCATCATCTAATGTGATTTTTAATTGGTCAGCAAAAGCCATCAAATTTTGATTAGGATTACCAATAACTTTATACGCTGGATCAGCGGAATCAGTTGCTAAAGAATATCCATTTGATTTAGACATCCAAGTCTGAGTAAATCCTAAATCTTCAATAAATAGTATGAATTCTTCTTTTGTCATTTAACATCAATGTATGTTCTACCATCATTCCAGTAGGACTCATCACCATAGAAGGTAAATATTTCTTCACCAACTTCAATATCTCTTAAAGCAACAAAGCAAAAAGTTCTTTTTTCATTATTAGAATACCAATGAGCATTTGGTGTGTTAGAGTGATTGTAAATACCACCACAACCCATTACCAAAACTTGTTCTTCCCATTCCAAACCAGATGGAAAGTTAAATCTGTAATCTATAAATAGATTAGAATCCTCACCTTTCTGGATAGGTAAAGTTAATATTGTACATTCTTCAATTAGCTCACCTTCGTTAATTTTTTCTTTAGCAAATACACCCAACCCATGAACAGGTGAATTATCAACATATATTTTAGTAGGTAATTGTATCATAATAATATTCTTTAATAAACTAAATCTCTCCAGTAAGCATCTTCTACAGGCACAACCAAACAGTTATGACCTTTTTCTTTACAAACTTGATTAATCAATTGAACTTCATAGTCGTCATTTTCAAAATGTCTATCAACACCTAAATTGATAATATATGAAAACTTCATTTCACGATTAGTAAAGTAAATCTTTTCAATGCCTAATTTTTTAGCCAAATGTTGAACTTCTAAGTGTTCATTCTTAATACCTTTATCAGAGTTCTCAGGTCCAAATCGTTTAGTAATAATAATTACTTCATGTCCTTCACTAAGATATTTCTTAGCCAGTCCTTGAATTTCGTCTTTTTGACTATTTGAAGGATGACCACCAAACTCGTCTACTAATGTTCCATCAAAATCAAAACTTATTCTCATATACTTATTTCTAAAATTTTAAAACTGAATGTACCAGCTGGTGTTTTAACCTCACAAACCTCGTTTAGAGATTTTCCAAGTAAACCAGCACCAATTGGACTACTTGTTGATATTTTACTTACTTTGATATCAATTTCATTCTCTGGAACAATCTTAAATATCATTTCTTTACTATTAGTAGTATTTAAAACTTTTACTGTTGTAAAAATGGCAACTTTGTCAGTTTTAATATCAGCCACATCAACAACAGTTGAATTTGCTAAGAAAGATTGTAGCTTTTCAATTTTCTTTTGAACCTTCTCATACTCTTCTTTAGCAATTAAGTATTGTGTATTTTCTTCTAATGTACCACTTTCACGAGCTTCTGATAGCTCATTTATCACTCGATTTTTTTCAACTGTCAATAGGAAATTTAATTCTTCTTGAAGTTTTATTTTTCCTTCTTTTGTTAAGATAGTTTTCATTTTAAGTTTTTATTTTTTAAATGTTTTTTCATATACATCTTTAATGGCTTTTACACCATTTGGTTGAATTTCTCTTGTTCCAATACCAGCAAAGTTTTGAACATCAATAGTAGGAACTTCTTTCATTTCAACAAATTGAAGTGTTGAGTAAGACCACCTAAACCACTTATCTCTAATTTGATCAAAAACAAAAACTTCTCTATTGTTATTAATACCCATCATCACAGCATATCCTGTACCACCATCAACCATATCATACTTACCTTTATTGTAGTAACCCCTAGTGCTTTTATCACCAGGTTTAATAATAGTTCCAATAGCAAAAATCTGTTCAGAGTATTTCACTTGAGCCCAGTTGCGAGCCAAGAGATTCATATACTTATGAATTCCGTAACGATTAAGCCACTTATTAGCCTTGTTAACTTCCACTACACCTTCTTTGTAATCATCATCTGAAATTTCAACCTTGTTAGGTGATATGTGCTTAGGTGTTTTATAAGAGTAAGCTCTAGTTTGGACACCATATGGATCACCATCGTTTTCCCAAACAGTATCAGCACCAGGTGCGCCACCAGAGTGACAAACTACTTTTGTCAAATCAATGGGTTTTTTATCAAATATATCTATCATTATTCTAATATTTTTCTTAATAAAAGCTCTCTGTTCAAAGAAATATCTTCTTCAAAAAACAAATTGATAGTTGTTTCACCATCAAATGTAGAAAAGACATTAATCTTATATTTAACATCAACGTAAAAACTATCTAAATGATTTATTATCAAAAATCTAGCATCATCTATTGACGATATTTTTCTTCCAATTTCAATAGGGAAAGACTCCATTAATTTTTTGTCTTTTCCATAGTAAATGTTAACGGATGTACTGCTCTGTGACATAGATTATAAACTTACTTTTAATCCTTCAACATTCCAGATAGCAAGATTACCATCCATTTTGAAATATAAATCTCTTATGTCAAGTGTTTCATTCAAAACATATTTCTTTAGATATAAGAAAAATAGATTACCATTACACCCTACCATTTCTTTGTATAGCCCTTTACCAGTCTCAGATAAATATGTATTGATTCGGAAATCTTCTATTCTTTTTACAGTGAAAAGTTTAGTTTTAAATAAACTTTTATCAACAGTAGTCAGTATTTCGTTAATTTGGTCAAAACTATCAAAAGAATAAATAACCTCATCGTTTTTAACACAAGCAATTTCTAAATTTAGATGCTTATATCTATTTAATAATCTTTCAGTTATAACTCTTTGAGCTTTACCTTGTCTTTTTGGATTGATATTACCAAAAATATATTGTCTCAATTGTTTTGAGTGATTGAATATTTCAGGAACATCAAACTTAGCAATAAAATCATCATAAGAATCACCAAGTTCAGGCGCAAATTCAGGGTCATAATTTTTAAGAACTACCCAATTGGCTTTATTAATATCAATTGAGATATATTTCTTATCTTCTGAATATTCAAAATTCTTAGTTGTCGGTAGGTCAGGCAATAAATTATCATCTTGAAGTTCATTGTAAGCTCTTGTTTTCTTCAAGTAATCAATAATTTCATTTGACTTCTTTAATCTATATTCATAAAGTTCACCATACTTTTCTTCGGCTTCTTCATAAAGTTTAATTAAGTCTTTGATGTTTTTCCATCTTTCTAATTTTGAGAATTGATTAATATAATAATCAAAATGTGCGTAATCCGGCACACTTATATCCATCAATTTACAAAATCCTTTTACGTCTTTCATATTTAGTTTAATACTTGTTTTATTATTTCGTTTCTACGATAAGCTTTATAATCTTCATCTTCTGTGATAAAGTATTCTGACATTTCTTGTTCAGTAAAATAATACCATTTAATTCTTTCATTATGTGATAAATTCCACCAATCTTTTCTACCAGAGTAGGATCCATAAATATCATCTTCAATACAGAAACCATATCCTTTTCTTTCTTCAACTTCTGGATCAGCATTACATGATAAATCACCTCTACCTTTGATAGAGTAATGACTACCAACTTTAATAGTTTTGTATTCTTTAATACAAACAACTTTCATACAATCCCATCTATCTTCCATTGAATAAGTTTTTTATTTTACTTTTTCTAATTTTTACAGTACGAATCTTATCTCTCAACTTAAAAACTTCAGAGTAAACATCTGTTACTAGTCTTGAGTTTTCACCATAATTAGAGTTAACAATCATCTTGTAATGAGCTAATTTAGTTTCCAATTCTTTCATCTTAATCTTCTCCATGATGGTCTACGGCAGATATATTTTTTTTAACCATTATACCTTTAACTTTTTCATAGGAGATAGGTGTATAATCAATCACGTTACAACCAACATCCATTACTTTTCTTTTGTAATACTCTTGTTGACTTTTAATCAATGAACCGTGACAGTGACCGTGTAAGTGCCAAGAACCGTGATGTGCTTTGTTCCAACTTAAAATTGGATAGTGTGATAAGATTATCTTTTGATAACCTTGTGAACCTCTTGATTCAAGAGACTCTGGATCTAAAATACCAATCTCAGTATAAGATTCGTGTACACTTTCCCATCTACCAAACTTCTGAATATGACTCATTTTATCGTGGTTACCCAAAATAAAGTGAATCTTACCTTGTAGTGAATAAATAAACCACTTTGTCAATTCATCACGAGAAAATGATAAATCACCTAAGAAATAAACTGTATCTTCTGGACCTACTACTGAGTTCCAGTTTTTTATTAATTCTACATGCATCTCATCAACATCAGCAAAAGGTCGTCCATCAAACTTGAGGACGTTTTTATGACCAACGTGTAAGTCACTTATAAAGAATATGTTTTGTTTTTCATGTCTCATAATTATACAAATATATGAAATCTTTTTTAAAAATCGTGATTTATTTCAAATAAACTTACATGTTACTAATATATAAAACATAAAAATAACTATTCTAAATGTCAAATCTATCTAAAACCGTTGGTCAAACACCATTAATTAAAATCTCAGAAAGAATCTTCGCAAAGTTTGAAGGTCAAAATCCAAGTGGTTCAATAAAAGATAGAATGGCTTCCTATATTATAAATCATGCTGAATCAAATAATCTTATTAAAAAAGGTGATACTATTATTGAGGCAACATCTGGAAACTCAGGAATTGCTTTTGCTTTCTTAGCAGCAGAAAGAGGTTATAAATGTATAATCATTATGCCAGCTAATATGAGTGAAGAAAGAAAACAAATGTTAAGACTTTATGGCGCTGAACTTATTGAAGTACCAGATGGTAAATTTGATGACGCAATTGCTTTAAGAGATAAAATGGCTTTAGAGAATGGTTACTTTAATCCTAATCAATTTCACAATCCACTAAATATACAAGCTCACTATGAGGGAACGGGTGTTGAGATCCTACACCAACACGAAAATCAAATTGCGGCTTTTGTAGATGGAACAGGAACTGGAGGTACTCTTATGGGTACAACTCGTCTTTTAAAAATGTATCATCCTTTTATGAAAGTTGTGGCTGTTGAACCAGCAGAATCACCAGTTATGTCAGGTGGTGAACCAGGACTTCACGGTATTCAAGGAATTGGTGATGGTTCTAAATTCATGGTTAACCTAAAAGAAGTAGATGATATTATTATAATATCAACTGAAGAAGCTAAAGAAAGAGCTAAAAGATTATCTAAAGAACAAGGTTTATTTGTTGGTATTAGTTCAGGTGCTAATATTTTAGCATCAGAAAGATTGTTAGAAAAATACCCAGATATGGAGGGTAACATCATTACTATATTATGTGATAGAGGAGAAAGATATCTTTCTTGTTTCTAAAAATAATATATAGTGTAATGAAACACTTAAAATCTTATAATGAAGGGTTCTTAGATTACTTTAAGAAAGACACCAATGATGATAAAATCACATTGGATATGATACATCGTCTTGAAAAAGTTAAAGATAGTAATCCATATGAAATTCATGATATAATGAAAGAAGATATGAGGTTACCTGCTTGGATGTCTAAAGCAGCAGATACTGCTGAAAATGGCGCTCGGTCAGAATATTACAGTGTAATCTATGTTGTTAGATTTGATGATGTTGATATCCTTATATCAAATGATAGACATAACCTAATATACAATAATACTGGACTACCAGCAGGTGAGGAAAAGTGTAAAAATAAGTGGAAACTATTTATTGGTAATAATACAGGTTTATGTGAAAGAATTAGATCTAAAGAATCTTATCGTATAAAACTATTTCATCTAATAGATAAAATCTATAAAGAAGATAAAGAAAGAAAAAGATTTGATAGAATTCAAACTGAAATCAATCCAGCGGCTGATTTAATTGACGAATCTATACACGAAAGAGAAGTTAAATTCACTAATAAAAGAAACCCAAGATTAGAAATAGTTGTAACTAAATCACCAGATGGTAGAATTACTGGTATTGAAAACGAAACAGGAATTAGATTTCCTTTCTCAGTAGGTCAATTACTACAAAGAAATGTAGAAGTTTGGGCTTGTAATAACAACTTCTTAATGGATGGTAAAGATACTTGCCCAGAGAAAAAGATATTTGGTGTGAAAGCCTCCGATGTTCCTCAAGGTCATGAATGGAGACATATTTTTCCTCATAAATTTTAATATATAACTAATGAGATATTTACAAACATATGAACAACATAATGAAGGTCTTAGATCAGCCGTACTTGGTGCTGGTTTAGCGGCTTCTTTATTTGCTAATTCACCAACTGTAACTGCTCAAAGTTTAGTTAAACCAGCTCTTACTAACCCTACATCAAAAGACGGTATTAATGACGCAGTAGAACAAGTTGAGGGACTTTCTAATATTAGAAAAACTGATTTAAATCCAAAAGATGACCAATTAAACAACATTTTATCTGAAATACAAAGTAAGTTAGAATCAGGCAATCAAGAAGAATATAAAGAGTTATTTGATAAGTTATCATCTCATGTTGAAACTAAATACGGTTATAAGATTGAACCAAAAAACTTAGATGAATTATCATCAGCAGGTATAGCAGAACAAACTAAAGGAATGTCAATATTTGAAATACTTGGTTGGTTAGGTTCTATTTGTTTAGCGATATGTGGCATTCCACAAGCTTGGCAATCATTCAAAGATAAACACTCTCACGGAATTTCTTGGGGATTTGTTCTTCTTTGGGCATTCGGTGAAATCTTTGCTTTAGCATATGTTTATGATAAATTAGACTTACCATTATTATTAAACTACGCTACTAATATCTTAATATTGGGAGTTATATTATATTTTAAAATCAATCCAAAAAATACAACAGATTATGATAAAGAAGTACGAAGATTTCATTAAGGAATCACACTCAAAAACTGTAAAACTTAGCTCTGTAGATGTAAGTTTATTTACTAGTGAACCACTTTTACAAAAACTTGTAGCAGATAAGAAAGTTAGTTTATTTGATGATGAAGTTAAATATGATGAATCTGATATTCAAACTAAAGAAGTATTGGACCAATATTTAGAAATTGCTGGTAAAGTAGAAGAAAAAGTTGGAGATTTCAAATCATTCAATGAAGCTCTAGCGGGTCATATGGGTGCTGTTCATTCAGCTACAAGAAATATGGGTGTTGCTTCAGGTGAAGAACCTTCTGATAAAGCAGATGAGTTTTCACTTTATATCTGTACTAATCCTTTATATAAAAAGTTTGCTAACTATAACTATAAACTTAAAAATGTAGAATTTGAAAAAGTTGAACCTAAAAAAGGATTTATGTCTAAATTATTTAGTGGTAGTTCTTCTATTCAATTTACATTCTCTAAAGTAAAAGATAACTCTGATGCTTTTTTAACAGTGAAATTAAAAGGTGATAAATTTGTTTTGAATAATTCTTCAACAAGTGAAGATGTTATGGCTACTATACCAGATGTTGAAAAATCTAAAAAATTCTTAAATTATCTATTAGGTCAATCTCAATGGAAAGATGAATTAACTAAAAACTTTGAAAATATAAAAGAGTCATTAACTCCGGAATCATTAAAATAATTAAAAATATGAAAAGAATTAAAAACTATAAACTATTTTTAGAAAGTCTTAATGATAACGAAGACTTCAGACAAAATGTTGATGTACTAAAAAAAGCATTATATGCTATGTTTAATCCTATATTCAATATGGAAAAAATAATTAGAATTTCTGGCAACACAGAAGAACTAGAATATGGTACTGATAAATTAATTGAAATTTTATTTAATATGTTTGTAGATTCTGTAAATAGAAATGAAGACTTAGATGAAGAATTTAGAGATGTGATTCTTAGTGAATTTGATAAAGCTTTAAAATCAGCAAGAAGTATTTTTATTGAAAAGTCATTCAAAGATGGTGTTGATAAATCAATTAACTTCTTAATTGAATTCTTAGATGCTATGAAAAAGGCTCAAGATTCTGAAGGTGAAGAATGGAGACAAGCTAAAGAAGTTGGTTATGAAGATATGTCTAAGTCTGAAATAAATAATCTTATTGATCAAGCCTTAGATGTTAGAGATTTTGGTAAAGTTAAATTCTTATCACAATATCTTAAAGAATCATTTGAAATAACAGATGATATGAAAGCAGGTATTCAAAAGTTCTGTGATACTTTAGTTAGTTTTATTGTTGATAACTATTACGTTCTTTAATTATAAAAAAATTTAATAACAAAAAAGACCAGTTTAAATGGTCTTTTTTGTTTTAATATGTGTCTTCAAATTATCCCAAAGTATTCTCCAAATATCATCAATTTGGTCATACCTAATCCTAATTAGACTAATATAATTATCCTCGCAATAATCAGATTTAATTTTATCATTAATCTTTAATTTATCAAGAGCTTCTTGACCACCAAAAAAAGATAAAGGTAAAAAATGTTGCTCTCCATCAAACTCTATACACGTCCTAATAGAAGGAATATAAAAGTCGAAAGGTAGTTGGAATATATTTTTACAGTCTGAAAATTTATGTTGTCTATTATAATTTATATCATGTTTATTAAGAAATTTTGAAATTTCTTTTTCACCTCTTGATTCATTACAGTTAGAACATCCATTTCCTTGTAAGTGCGAAAGTGGTCTTTGTGTAAAATCACCATGTATAGGACAAGTAATAGTAACTTTTATTTGATTTTTGACATAATTTGTTTTATCATAAATAAATTTATTATCATGTATAATGTTTGATTCTTTTATAAATTGTTCTGTAGTTTTTCTAATAGAATATTTTATCTTTTCAGGTGCGTTAGATAAGTGACCATTTGGAGTTTGCTCATATATATCTCCATTGTATATTATCTTAACCTTGGTTTTACAATTCACATAATCAACAAGTGAATAGTCATATTTATCTCCCCACTTATCTTTTGATTTTTTAATAAAAAACTCTTGATTTGAATTATCTTCAGGTGCCATTTTTTTCAAATGTGAAATAGCTACTTGTTCAAATATAATACCATCATATATAATTTTAACTTTATTTAAAGCTCCACTATATTCAGATAATGAATAGTCATATTTATCACCCCATACTTCTTTAGCTTCTGATATAAATTGTTCAGTTGTTTTAGTTGGTGTATTCTTTTCCGGACATCTACCAAGTAGAATATGTTTAACCACCTTCTGTCTATATAGAACACCGTTATAGATAATATCAATATCATCATTTGATAATACCTTGTCAGATAAGTTTGGATATTGATATTTATAACCATGAATATCTCTTGCTCTATTCAAAAATTCTTTTTTAGTCATATGTTATATATAAAATAATTATTTCCCCCTTTTAGAATAATAATGTAAAAATTATTGAAAAATAACAAAAGGGGGAAATGTAAT